TAATTGATGGAAGGACTTAATACATCCACCATTCTCTTCCTGAGAAGTTTCAATTAAATTAATGCAAACTGATAATTCTCAAAGTACCCTTAATTTAACAAAAACAAAACCGAATACCAAAAATATAATATTATTTACAATAAGTTATTTAATATTACGTAAATGAACTATATAGCACGTACGCTATATAGCAGATGGTCGATCTGAAATCGTCCACCCCCCCCCCAAATTAAATTTATAACTATGATTACAACTACACGAAACCCAAACTTTTTATGCAGAATCAATTCCGAGTCAACCCGACTTACCAATCTTACTTATAAATTTTTATCAAATAACATTGCAAAAGCAACTATGAATGAAGAAATATATCCTTCAATTATATGCCAACCACTTCCTGATTTGAACGAAGAACTTTTCATTAATTCACACACAATTGATAGAGTTATGAAAACTATTCTTAGTATCTCATCTCAGGAAATCTTGCCACAAGCAGGATTATTAGGTTTTAATCACACCATTGATTTAGGAACTGATACGTCAGCAATGTTAAACAAATTATTAACTTCTCTTCATCCAGAAGAGAATTCCGTTCGTGATAAAGTCGCCGATTTAGTCGGTGATTCTATAACACAAAAAGTCGAAAATTATCTTATGTCAGATAAGGTACAAAATAACTTGCAACAAGGAACTTCTGTTATCTTGTTGTTAGTATTTATGCTCCTTATCAAAGTTACTTTGATAGATAAAGACCCCAAATTCGGAACATTACTCACCGTAATAGGTGGAATTTTACTCGTAGTATGCATTAAATGCAATATTACATCAATTAGTAAATATATTATAGATATCATGCGTAATAATACTAATGAAAATATCGTACCTCAAACAGGGATATTTAATATTTTCGATAGTATTGCTATGATGTTTACAGCATTTAACATGTCAGTATTTGGAATTAAGACTCCTGCCAAAATAGGTGTAGCTTTGATTGCACTTTATAAGAGCAGAGAAGCTGTAGAATATTTTGCAGTTAAAGTAATTTCCCTATTCGAAGAATTAATTAATTACTTTGCCGTTAAATTTTCTGGCAAAGCATTAGTAAATTTTATGACTACAGGTAGAGCTGAAGTTGATGAACTAAGAGAAAAGACTAAAGAATTGCTTTTAAAAGTCCGAGTTGGTGAATTTAGACCATCTACGGATAACTTATTATTAATTCAGAAGTACCAAAAAGAGTTCAGAGACCTTATTGCGATTGCTGGTAGAGACAGTGGTCAGAGAATGTTAGTGAATATGCTTCGTAAGGATATGGAATCCTTAGAAGATATCGCTGGTCAGTTTATGGTCAAATCTTCAGCTTATGCTTCCGCTCGCCCGGAACCTGTTGTAGTCTATTTGTCCGGAGAACCCGGCGTAGGAAAGTCCATGTGTATGAACTTTATAGCAAGAGCTTTGGGTGCTCAATTAGTACCCCCAGAAGCTCTAAGTGATTACTTACGTAATCCTGAAGCTTATATACATTCACAAGCAAGTGATCAGAAGTATTGGGACGGTATTGAAAAACATAATATCATTATTAAACAAGATGATTTTATGCAAGCAACCGAAGCCTTTTCTCCTGAGAATGAAGCGCTTAAAATGATTCAATTATCTAATACTGCACCATATTTATTAAATATGGCTAACGTAGATTTGAAAGGTAATTATTTTGCACGTCCAAAAGTTATTCTATTAACTGGAAACAGAGAGTCACTTGGGTCCATTGCTATAACCAGTGGAACCGCACTCGACCGTCGAATAGATTTTAGAATTCGAGTCGATATTAAAGATGATTATTGTACAATGAAAGGTGATAGAAGAACTCTTGATCCTGAAAAGTTACCTAAATCTGATTATTATCATAATGGTGTTAAAGAAGGAGAAGTTTCTCATTATTTTCCCTATGCTAATCAATTTGAACTCATAGGACCTAATGAAGGAGGAAAATCTCAAAGAACTGGAGTATTCACAAATTACGATTCATTACTTATTGATATCGTGAAGATGGTGAGACTCAAGGAAGCTAGACATGCTCTATTTGTACAAGATTCCCAATCTGATATGACAGAAGAGGATTTTATTAAGTTTCTTAAGGTGAAACCACAAATTGGACACATCAATGAATTTATAATTTCGGAATCCTCTATTGAAGGAAAGTTGGAAATTGACGAACAATATAGAGATTGTGTGGAAATTAATATCCCGATCTGTAATGTTAGTGACGAAAGTCTACAAGCTATTGCTAATGCTGGTTTAATGCCCAGCCTGACGCGCGCAGTTTGCATTTATGATGATGCTGATTTTAATGATCAGTGTAAAATGTATGAACGAATGCATCGTTACTTAGCTCATGAATCTGAGGTTTTAGAAAACCACAGTGCTCATTCTATGTTAGCGCAAATAATTTATATTAACGATAAAGGATTATTTAGCATTTTATCAGGTAGATATGTTCAATCAACTAAAGCAAAATCTAATTATTTTAAGTATATTCCTAAAATACCAGAAACTTTTGATTGGAAAACCTACTATGATCAAGCTAAAGAAGCTTTCTTTCGTGGTATACGCCATTTAAGTACTACAGCCGTTTGGTTGTTTTCTTTCTTTTGGTCTGATACGTGGATTGCTATGCGACCTATAGTTACAGCTAGTTTGATCTTTATTATACCTGCTTTGTTATTTTACTTTCGATCGGGTTCCAGTAATCCTACTCCTGAGTCCATTAACTTAAGTGATAAAATGGGTAAAGCAACAGTTAATGTTACTTTAGAATCTAGTGATAAACTTGCTAAAGCAAGTGTAAACACTTCCCTTACTAAATCTGAACCTTTAAAACCCGTTACTACAGTGACACCCCAAATGGGTGTCGGTAATTCTATGGCCTCTTTTGAAGCTATGGATAGTACTTGTCGTAAAAATATGTATGTGATGTCCGTAAAGAAAAAGGATGATCGTATTGTTACGATGGGAGGAGTTTTATTTCTCGAAGATGGTATAGCACTTATGCCTTACCATTTTTGTACTAGTATGACTGCTTATAAAGTAGCAGATGAAGAAAGAGGAAGCGAAACAGTTTGTATGCGCCGATTTGGTACTAAGGATTTAACTGATGAATTTTCATTATCAGACTTTGTTCTTTGTATGGATCCTGAAAACAGGATTGGAAATGAAGACTTAATGTTAGTCAATTTGTCTCCTATCTTGGAAAGAAATCGTAGACATAAATCTATTGTGGATAAATTTGTATGTGAGAGAGATTACGCTAATCTACCTCGCTCTACTTCCGTAGTGATTTTTGCAACTGATGTTGCTAGTCATGTCTTTTCAGGTGTTGCTAATCCAATAACAACCCCTATTGAAGTTGATGGTATTGGTTCTATTGAACCTTCCCAAATTCTACGAGGTTGGATGTACAACGCAAGTACTACATCTGGTGACTGTGGTGCGGTTATTACTTCACCAAGTAATAAACGTAAAGGTCAAATTATAGGACTTCATATTGCTGGTTGCGAAGATGGCTTAGGCTATGCAGTAGCTTGTTCATATGAATTAATATCGGATGCCCTTACGAAAATGCTTAAGACTGGTACTATTGTGCCACAAGGCTTTTTAGTTGATGAGAAACCATCTTGGATGGCAGAACATCATAGCTGGCTTGGCAAAGTTAATCCAACACCAACTCGCCCACTTCGTTCTAAAATAGTTCAATCGAAAGTTTTCGGTTTTAATGTAGAGAATACATATGCGAAATCAAGATTGATTCCATTTGTATGTGAAGAAGGCGTCGTAATTGATCCACTGAAACTTGCTTTTAATTTATATGGAAAACCATTAATAGCAGGTATTGATCCTGAAATAGTCGCTAAAGCTAAACGCATGCTTTATATAAGGTATGCTGAGGAGCAAATAGATGCTCGCGATCTTAGAGTTCTAAGTGTGCGAGAAGCTATTGAAGGAAGCGAAGAGTTTAAAAATATACGAGCTATACCTCGATCCACATCAGCTGGTTACCCTATGAATATTACTGGAAATAGAAATATTAAGAAGGAACTTAAAGATGCGTTTTTAAATCGAGATACTATCTTGTATGAGAAAATTCTCGCAGAGATTGAACATGATATTGAAAAATTAGTAGCTTGTATGAAACAAGGAATTCGTTGTGAATTTATTTACACGGATGTACTGAAAGATGAGAAACTATCTAAGCATAAAGCTAAAATAGGTAAAACTCGTATGTTTTCTGCAGGTCCCTTTTATGGTATGATTTTAAATAAAATGTACTTCGGTGCTGCTTTTGATAGGTTTATGTCAGATCGACATAGGTTAGAATCTATGGTAGGAGGTAATCCTTTTACCGAGTGGGATATAATGTCTCGCTTTTTGCTTAAATTTGGTTCTAGCAAACCTAATATTGGTGCTGGCGATTATAGTCGCTTTGATTCTACTCAATTACCACAAGTTCATAGAGCTATTTTTGAAATATTAAATGGGCTTTATACTTCTGCTACTATGGAAGAAGACGAGATACGCGATATTTTATCGCTAGATGTTTCTAATTCAATTCATTTAGTTGAAGGAAATTTAGTGGAATGGAATAGTGGTTTACCATCAGGTTCTTATATGACTATCATGGTTAATACTATGTATAATCAAATGAATTTTAGAATGGCATGGTTAACCCTTGAGTTACCTGAGGAAGATTTTGACAATCACGTTGTTTTATATGCAGTTGGAGATGATAATATCTTCAGTGTTTCCGATAGATATCGTGAAGTTTTTAACGAAAGTACTCTTCAAGATGTGATGCCTAGTTTAGGTATGATTTACACTAATGAAACTAAAGGAGTTTCCGAAACTTCGTTAAGAAATTTGGATCAAGTTGAATTCTTGAAAAGAGGATTTAAATTCGATTCAGATCTTAACAAGTGGATAGCTCCACTTAGGTTCGAAGTAGTTCAACAAATACCTTATTATACAAAGAAGTATGATTCTGAAAGAATTACACTAGATTGTATAAATGAAGCTCTTAACGAATCCGCTTTACATGGTAAAGAAACGTTCGAAAAAGAGAGAGACGTATGGCGTAATGCTATGCGGAAATATTTTCCAGGACACCTATTAAGTAGGAGTCTGGAAATGGCTTATGAAAGTCGTAAAGCGCTAGTGCTAAATGACTTAGTTTATTATTAATTGTTATCTTTGAC